AGAGATCAGAGAAGAGCAACAAGTGTACAACATTATTGCATGCCCTGGTTACGAAGAGCTTACAGCAAACATGGTAAGTCTAAACAACGATAGACGTAATACTGCATTCGTTGTTGCAGACACACCAATGAGATTAGCTCCAAGTGCTACAGAGATCAGTAACTACAACAATAATACTGGTACATGGGCAGGACAAGGCGCAACAGTAAATGATCCATACATTGGCGTATACTACCCATCAGCACAAAGCACAGACTTAACTGGTAGCACTATTGTTGTTCCACCAAGTCACATGGCTTTACGTACAATGATTAGAAGTGACGATGTGAGCTTCCCTTGGTTTGCACCAGCAGGTACAAAACGAGGTTTAGTTGACAATGCAACACAACTAGGTTACGTAGATGCCGCTACTGGTGAATTTATATTGGCAGGTCTTACAGAAGGTGTAAGAGATACACTTTATGAAAACAAGATTAATCCAATTACATTCTTACCAGGTGTTGGTATATTAGTATATGGTCAGAAAACACGTGTCGCCGCCGCACCAAGTTCACTTGACAGAATTAACGTTGCTCGTTTAATTGTTTACATGAGAAAGAACTTAGATACATTGGCTAAACCATTCGTATTTGAGCCTAACGACAAGTTAACAAGAGACGAAATCAAGCAGTTAGTTGAGCAGTTATGTAACGACTTGGTTGCAAAGAGAGCCTTAAATGACTATGTTGTTGTATGTGATGAAACAAACAACACGCCAGTTAGGATTGATAGAAACGAACTATACGTAGACGTTGCTATTGAGCCAATTAAGGCAGCTGAATTCATCTTTGTTCCTATTAGAATTAAGAACACAGGTGAGATTGCAGGAGCATAATAAAGTACGCATATTTTGAGAGCCATGGTGGCTCTCAAAAATGCAAGTAGTATAGGTAAATACTACTAACAAGGAGATAAACAAATGTCAGTAGCAAGTTTAAACAGATTTACAGTCCCATTAGCTAGTGACCAGTCAGCAAGTACACAAGGCTTATTAATGCCTAAGTTAAAGTATCGCTTTAGGGTGAGCTTTGAAAACTTTGGTGTGTCGACTCCACGTAGTGAATTAACAAAACAAGTTGTAGATTTCGCAAGACCAAGCGTAAGTCAAACACGTATGGAAATTCCAATTTACAACTCAAAAATTTACTTAGGTGGACGACCAACATGGGAACCTACAACTGTCAACTTGCGTGATGATGTCCAGGGTAACGTAGCTAAATTGGTCGGCGAACAAATGCAAAAGCAATTTGATTTTATGGAACAGTCTAGTGCGGCATCAGGTATTGACTACAAGTTTATTACCAGATGTGAAATACTAGATGGTGGTAACGGCGAACAAGTTCAAACCTTAGAAACTTGGGAACTATACGGATGCTTTTTAACACAAGTCAACTATGGCGATGTGGCATACGGTAGTGATGAGCCAGTACAGATCCAGATGCAAATTAGTTTTGACAATGCAATACAAACACCACTTGGTGCTGGTATTGGTACAACAGTAGCCAGAACAATTGGACAAACAATTACAGGTTAATCGTAGTAACACAAGCAGTATAAATTAAGCAGGGTATAAAAACCCTGCTTTTTTTATGGATAAATAATAGTATGGCAAACTCTTTTCTTAAAGCACTAGGCAGTACTACAGCATCTGTTGTAAAAGCAGGCACAGGTATTGATCTTAACGAAAGTTTAGGTAAACAATTTCTAAACTTAGCTGATGCCGCAACTACTGCTGATCACATTAGAGATCAAAGACATGCACAGCGCATGTTTGGTGATAATAATTATGCGTTGGCCCCTAAACATGGCGCACTATTCCATGTTAACATAGAAATAAATCCAGCGTTAAACCCTTTTAGCAACGAACAAAATATAGAATTGGGTATGCTGGCAAAAAATGTTACTTTGCCATCCTTTAATTACGACACTGAAACATTACACGCTTATAATAGAAAAGTTAATGTACAGACAAAGTTAAACTACAGTCCGATAACAATAGAATTTCACGATGACACTTTAAATGTAGTAAAAAACTTTCATGAATTATACCTAAAGCATTACTTTAGAGACATGGATCACGAAAATCCTATGTACGATCCTAAGTATGCAGTATATAACAATAGAACCACTAAGGACTGGGGGTACACACAGGCATCGGACGGACATTTTATTTCACGTATTCATGTATACAGTTTTTCACAAAAAAACTTTACACATTATGTCATTGAAAATCCACTGATACAGAGTTTTAATCATGGTAAACATGACTATAGTGGCGAAAATTTCCTTTCAAGTACAATGACCGTTGTTCCAGAAGCAGTAAGGTACATAGGAGAAGGTACAGTAAGTTCTGATCAGGTTAGAGGTTTCGGAATAATACACTACGACACAACACCAAGCCCATTACAGGCTTTGGGTGGTAGAGATACAATCATAGGAAAAGGTGGATTATTTAACACTATAGGTGGTATAGGAGATCAAATATCAAAGGGCAACTTCTTAGGTGCGGCTTTAAACGCATTTAGAGCAAGAGAAACTTTTAAAAACGCAGATCTAAAGAAAACAGCTTTAAGAGATATAACAACAGTTGCTACTGATGTAGTTAGAGGTAATAATACACAAGGTAAGTTCTTCTTTCCTACAGTTGGTAACCTAGTAAACAAATTTGGCACTAGTCAGGCTAAGACAGTGTCCTCCGCTCCTATAACAAGTGATGTTACATCTTCTAGTATAGCGTCAAGGAATGTCGCAAACACAAATAATACAATAGTTAACAAAAATACTCAAGAAACTTTAGTTTCCCAGGTGAATTTGGGACAGTCAATTAACAGCATACCTACTTCAGGAAGGACAGGATAATCAATGGGACCTAGTAATGTACCAGATACAATGACAGAGTCAAGTGTATCCTATTTCAAAAACTATTTCGTTTCACAAGGGTTTATATCAGATAATCAATACGAAGTGCTAGTTGGCTTACTACAAAAAAGAACAAAAAATACAAAGTCAGCATACTTTCTTGCTGGCGCACTTATACAAGGTGCTAATCAACAAGATTTAACAATGAATGAGATAATAGAATTCGTAAGAATATCTCCCGACCAAGAAATAGATCCTTTTTTAGCGTTTTTTCTTAATAACACAAGGATAGGTACTAGTTATCTAGGTGTCAGCAACAAAAATATTCAAAATAACTACGTACTTAGAACAATTTTAACATGAGCAAATATGCTCAAGGTAAATTCCAACCTAGCAATCCAGAAAAATATTTAGGTAGACAGTTGCCTACATATAGAAGTGGATGGGAACAACGTTTTATGATGTTCTGTGACACTAATCCTAGTGTATTAAGTTGGGCAAGTGAGCCTGTAAAAATTCCTTATTTTAATCCTGTTAAGAATAAACAATCAGTTTACATTCCTGACTTCTTAATAGAGTATGTAGACAAAAATAGACGCAACCACAAAGAGCTTATAGAAATAAAACCTCGTAATCAAACATTACTAGAAAAAACACGCAGTCAGCGTAATAAAGTGGCATGGGTAATAAACCAAGCAAAGTGGCAAGCCGCTGAAAATTGGTGTAAGCAATACGGTATCGCATTACGTATACTAGGCGAAAACGAATTGTTCCACAACCCCAAGAATAAATAGGTGCTATATGTTTCTAGGTAAAAATGATATATCTTTAGTTGAAGAACGCACCTACAATGCATGGCGCGGTGATTCTTGGCCTAGCTATCAGGAAGTTTTACAAGGTGTAGAAGTTTATGAGGATATACACCATGAAATAACACAACTTGTTAACAACTATTGGGATCAAAAGAAACCGTTATTTATAGAACAACTTGAAATGATGGTTACCTATGGATGCACCTTAAAGTGTACATCATGTACTAACTTTTCAGATTATCAAAACCACTCTAGAGGAAATGTGCGTTGGAAAGATGCACGATTACATTTAAATAGACTGCTACAACACAAGGTTAACGTTGAAAAACTACTATTAATGGGCGGAGAACCTTTTTTAAATAAAGATTTCCCAAATTGGATAGACGGATTAAGAACTGAATTTCCAGACATAAAACTTATGATATTAACTAACGGTCATTTAGTCATGCGAAACAAATGGATAATTGACTCCATGAGAAAGTATGGGAACATTTGGTTAAAGTTTTCTAATCATATGCCAGGGGCTGAGTGGTTTGAAGATAGTGTACAACTTATTAGGAATAACTTTGACTGGGAAGTACAATCTCATCCGTTTCCCAATGAGTACCAACGGTTCCAAGATAGAGTAGTAGTTTATAAAGATGATAAAGGCAATAGGTTTGAAATAGCAAACTATGACTCATATCAGCTAATGGTAAAAGGTACATTTGGCAACTTAAAACCCTGGAAAAACGACCCTGCTAAGGCTTATAAAAGATGTATGCAACCCACACAAGTATCATTTAATGACGGGATATTGTTTAAATGTACAATGAACTGGAATCTTCAACATGCCCTAGCTAATCACAATCAGGCTGATGACAAAGATTGGGACGGGTATATATTTAATGGGGTAAATGTTCATGACTGCACTGCGGATCAATTAAATAATTTTATATCAAATATAGGAAAACCCCATAAGATTTGTGGTATGTGCCCAAGTGATGATCAATCTGATAGTGAAACTTACATAGATCACTATGCAAATACTACAAGTAAGATAAAGTTCTTAAAATATGACAAAGAAACTAGAAGAAATATTTAATATAGTAAACGAGGACGAGACTGAGGAACAAGCAAAAGAGTCTATCCCTGTTAAAAAAGAGTTTATTCAAGAAGTTGACACAGCCATTGATAAAATCGACGGCGCTCTTCCCAGAGTTAGGGACTTAGACGACACAAGTGATAGAGAACTTGACGAACTAGCAGACTTGGCAACAGAGAAGTTTCAGGATCTTATGGATCTTGGTATGAATGTTGACAGTCGTTTTAGTGGTAACATATTCCAAACAGCGAGTCAGTTACTAGGACATGCTATCACTGCTAAACAGGCTAAGTTAGATCGTAAACTAAGAACCGTTGACTTACAGATTAAAAAATTACGTTTAGATAAGCAGAGTCAGAAGGATGGAACCAATGACGAAGCAGAGATCGAGGGCAAAGGAGTGGTGCTAGATAGGAACGCATTGCTACAAGAAATCCTCAAGAACAAGCAATAAAACTTATTATTAATTGCTAAATATAGTATATTAGGACCTATTACCATGAAAACATTTGTAGAATACTTAACAGAGGCCGCTGATAAAACATACGATTTTAAAATCAAAATGTGTTGCGAGCCTGACAAAGACACTTTAAATGCTATGGAGAATGTTTTAAAAGCATACGACATGGCATCAATGAGCAAACCTAAAAGATTACCAATTAAAGAGCATCCTGGTGAGTTTCCTAACAGAGGACCTATCGAAGTTCATGTTATTGAAGCCAGTGTTAAGATGCCTGTAACTCCACCACAAATCAAAGAGATGATGAAGCAACGTGCTGGTATTAATGAAGCAGATATTTTAGTATATACTAAAGGACAGGATGAGTCCTATGTTGCTGATCAGGGTGCTAAAACAGACGATGCTCTACTTGAGAAAGACTTAGAAAAGTCTGACAACAGCGAACATGGTACAGAAAAACACAAGAACAGTATGCTAAAAGACCTACAGTCTATTAAGCAAGAGTATGCAGATCCTAACACAGAAAAAGGTAAAACTACAAATGACCTTCCAATGGGTGACCAAAGTCCTGTAGGATCTACACAAAACAAAAAACCAGAGCCTAAGAGCTCAGCAAGATAAGGGTAAGACAATGGATATTAAAGACATCTTAGAAAAATTAGACGAAGCAGATGGCGTTCGTGCAGATAAAAAAGGTAAAGTTGATAAGTCAGAAAAGAAACATTACCATTGCAAACTTACAAAAGACGGCGAGACCAAAGGTGTTCGCATGGTCAAAGACGAAGACGAGTCCGAAGATGATCTTAAAGCAAGATGCAAGCGTGAGAACATGGGCTGGAAGTTAGAGAGCATGAGAAAACTTGACGAGTCAGTAGACTTAGATGAGTCCGTAGATGAAAGTTGCGGTAGCCCACACGGCAAGAAAAAGATGTCTGAAGATGAAGTTGAAGAAAGAAAACTTACTAAAGACGAAATGTCTGACAGAGAAGACTACGTTAAAGGTATGAAGAAAAACAAGAAAGATTTTAAAAAGCGTTACGGTAAAGATGCAGAATCCGTAATGTACGCAACAGCAACAAAAATGGCCAAAGAAGGCTTAAACGAAAGCGAGGAGAAAAACGTGAGCGATAAGCAAGAAAACGTCCAAGCCGAGGAGAGAAAAGAAGACCTTACTTGGTTAGAGGATATTAAGAGACTAGCAGGTTTAGAAAACACATACGCTAATAGTGTAGACGCTATGAAAGAGTATAAGGTTGATGAGTCTGTAGAACAAGAAGCAGAAGTTATTACTGAATCAGCAGAACAGATTGATGAAGGCGATGGTATCTATCATCCATGCACAAAGTCATTTAAGCATGCTAAGTTTGGTGAAGGTACAGTATTACACGGTGAGCATACACTAAGCGAGTCAGGTGAAGTATCACACTACGATGCTAAATTTGTAAGAGAAGATGGTTCTAAGTTTATTGTTAGAAACATTCCTGTTCGTAACATGATCGATCCTGTAGTCGAAAGCCACATGCACAAGAAAAAGAAAAGTAATGAAGACGTTACTGAAGAAGAACAAGTAGACGAAGGTGGTTACAAGTCTGATAAAGAGATATGGGACGATACCCCAGCCGCTAAAGTAAGTGATGCTATGGTAAAAGGTGGCAAGTATGTTAAAGGTGTCGTAGACAAAGTTAAAGACGTTGTTACATCACCATTTAAGAAAGACGAGTCAGTTGAAATGGAAGGCAAGAAAAAATATGATCACGATGGAGATGGCGACATCGACAGTGATGATTATATGGCTCACAGAGACATGGTAATTAAGCGTGAAATTGCTAAGAAGAAAGGCGAAGTTGAAGAAGGTCTAGCAGAACTTGCTGACTTGATGGCACTTGCTGGTGTAAAAGGCAAAGTAGAATTAGACGAACTTGCTAATGAGCCAGGACAAGGCACAGAAGAGACAACAACCTACAGCGTGTCAGATGTAGTGGACCAAGGCAACGATTTACATGCTAAGTCAAAGCAACATGCAGATAAAGCAAAATTAGGCGATAACCCAATGGCTACTGAAGAAGTAGACGTATTAGAAGGCAAACTTTGGAAAGCATATCAAGCAGAACTAGAAGGCGTTAAAAAATGAAAAAACTAGCAGAATATTTCGCAGAGTCCGAACAAGGTAGCAAAAGACCTGTAGTAGGCGATACTGTTGATATCGTTGTAAACGAAGAACTTGCTATTGAAGCGGGTGTGTTAGAGTCTACTGAGGACAAACTTGTTCTTGAATATGACGAGCGTGGAATATCACTGCTAGAAGCACTAGACCTAGTTGAAGGATTCAACCCTGATAGTTTTGAAGGCGAAAACGACGACTTTGGTTTAGGAACATTACGCTATAAAGCAATTGTTGATGACAACGGTAGAGTACAAGTAATACACGACTCTATCACTGTTGAAACTGGTGGTCCTAATAGCCCTGAAGAGTTTAGAGAGCTGAGCGACGAAGATCAAATCTACGCATTAGAAGCCGCACAAGAACATGCTGAAGAGACTTGGAACGAACGTGATGACAAGTATGCACATGGTGAAAGTGTTGAGAAGGAAAGTGCCTATGTAGGTGTAGACAAGATGCCTAAGCGTAGCCAAGCAGAAGCAATGGCAGATGCTGATGATAGATTTACAGATTTGCTTAATAAATTGTTAGGTAAAAAGCCTACAGTAAGCACAAAGCCAGTTAAAGAAGATGGCGACGAGAAATTTACCGATAAAGAAATTAAGATGGCTTTTGGTATTTTAAACGATCCTAGGTTTAAAGGCGGTAATATGACAGAGATCGTTAGACGCATTGACGCAATCGCTGACGGACTTAGCGATCATCCTAGTGTTAAAAAAGCACTACAGCGTACAAACGAAGATATCACTGACGAAGCAAAATACCAGGGTCGTGAAGTTAAACTTGGTAAGCCAATGAGTGGTGATGTAGCCAAGTACAAAGTATATGTAAAAGACAAAAAGACAGGCAACGTTAAGAAAGTTAACTTTGGTGACAAGAATATGGAAATCAAACGTGACGATCCTAAGCGTAGAAAATCATTCAGAGCTAGACACGGTTGTGGTACTAGCAAAGCAAGCGACAGAACTAAGGCACGTTATTGGTCCTGCCGTATGTGGTCTAATAAGCCAGTTAGCAAAATCGTATAAAAATGAGATCTAAAGACTTTATTACTGAGGTTAAGAAAGGTAAGATTTCTAGTTACCAGGAGAAAGCAATCTCTGGTGCTCAGACATTTCCACAGATAGATCAAGGTTATGGTCTTTATAGATTTGGACTAGCGATGGCTAGTAGTCCCGAAGATAACGGCAGTAATGGCGTTCACGAACTAAACAACAGACCTGTAACATTGTGTTACAGTAAAGCAGAAGAAGATATTATTAAAAAGGCTTTAAAGAAACTGGGTCTAAGGTCAAAGCAAATGACTAGTCCTGGTAGTCAAGAACCTAGCGACACACAAAAAGTAAGCCCAATGCCAGCACGTGGCGCAGTAAAAAGGAAAGGCAAGTGAGAGCAAAAGAGTTTTTGTATGAAGACGAGGGTACTAAGTTAACACCTGAGCAACTTAAAGCCGCTATAGAAAATAATCAAGCACCTAAAGTGGTAGATGCCAGTTGGTCACGTTATGATAATAGCTTTGGTGATTTAGTATCAATGGGTTTTATGACTAAAGAGTCAGATCCTATAAGTGGTTCAGACTTCCTAGTAACACAAACATATACAGGTCCAGGACCTGTAACACTCGTACACAGTGATGGCAGAGAAGAAGTAATCAACAATGGTTGGAAATCAGAGACAGAGGTTGATTACTCATGAGAGCAAGAGAATTTTTAATAGAAAGACAACAACCTGCTGAAGCCAATGTCTCTTCGCTAAAAGCACAATTGGCTGGTAAAATTAAAGAATTACCAACAGATGCCGCTTCTATGCGCTTACTACATGAGATAGAAGATTTATTAAACACAGTAGGTGCCGCAAGTAGAAGTGAGTATGTTGATGATCAGCTAACACAAATCAACGATCCAGATGTTAACTCCGCTAGAAAACTTATAGCAAGATTTGTTTTAAGTCTAGAGGCCAACCCTAAAGATAGACAAGCGTTGATGACAGCGTGGAAAGCAGATAAACTCGTTAATATTAAAAAAATGTTGACCCCTGGACAACATACTATATCTGACTTAATTATTGGGTATGATTCCAATCCTGCAATTAAAGAAATTACTGATGGACTAGCTGGAGTTGCTGACTATGGTCTAGGTAAAGGTGAGTTTTTGCTAAGTGTTTTTAGTAAAAAAATTAGCAAGGCTTCTAAAGGAGACTTACTCATTAAAGGAGTAGGAACGTTAGAAGTTAAAACACAAGACGCTAGGGCTGCTAGATTTGGAGATCAACAAGTTAGAGTAACCAACCAATATATTCCAGCAGTTAATAAGTTTACTGAAGTGTTTAATGATGAAATTACACAACTAAACGTTAATACAAAAACCGGAATAAACATAGATAATCTTAGCAGAATCTATGACACATCAGATACAAAAAAGAGAACACAATTTAAGAAAATTTTGAATACAGTAATCGCCAATATATTTCCAAAGTCACCTGAATACGTAGGTGCCATTGTAGACAACATAATGGCAGGAAATGTTAGTCAAGCAAAACAAAAATATGCACAAGCAGGACTAAACAACTATATTGCACAAAAAGATGATGTTGGTATTCTTTATTTTAATCTTAGTAACGATCCGTTTACTGTTACATTCTTTAATGATAACCAATCATTGAATCAGGGCGGTTTACGTTTACATATATCAACAGCGTATCCTATATCTACAGATCCTCAGAGAGCGGCATACCCACAAACAGCTATTACTCAAACATCTAGACCCGAGGAACAATGATGAGAGCGACAGACTTAATAAGAAGTATATTAGATATTATTGATGGTGTAGATCAACCACAAGAGCCTGAAGTTGCTATTATTGACTTACAAGAGCCAGAAGAGTTACCTACACTAAACCATGAACCTGACATAGAAGGCACACCATGTGGTGATGGTCCTGAGCCAGGCGAACCAGTAGCAAACAGATTTAAATCAATCTATGACATGTTAGCACAAGAGAAACCAGTACCCTGGGCATCAAGCCCCAATCCTACAGTAGCAGACATCGATGCTGTTACAGTAGATGCAGGTGGTGGTCACAACGGTCCTAAGCATGTTGAGGATATTCGAGGGGAACACGGAAGGTTATACGGAGGCAATTAATGTTATTGCATGAACTGTTTACCGAATCGTGGTCAAAAAAATACAAAAGGAGTATAGATTGTAGTAATCCCAAGGGGTTCAGCCAGAAGGCGCATTGTGCGGGCAGAAAGGCAAGAAAAGCCGGTAAGAAAACGAAATCTAAATCTCCCTATTAACAATTAGGAGATAAAAATGGCTGGAGTTAAATCCCAGAAAGGCGGAGCAAGTTTAGTCCGCTATAGATACTTAGACGAGAAACAGGTTAAACCTGTAAAATATGTAGGTGAACACGGACGTTATATGGCAGGTTCAGTAGGTGCGGAATTCGAACTTATATGTGATGATAACGGTAAACCCGTTCCGTTTAGCCGTATAGGTAGTTTAGGTAAAATCATAAACAAATCTTTACATAAAAAATAATGAACTTAGAAGAACTTAAAGCACTCGCAGGTATTACAGAAAAAAAGTCTTGTATGGGCATGGAAAACATGAGCTATACAGGTACTGAGAAGGCACAAATAATGCGCAAAAAGAACATTAAGCCTGGTACTGAAGAGTGGTTTAAGTTATGGTTCTCAAAGCCGTACTTGACTGGTGAAAAACCAACAGACTAAGTAATACTATGCGACACTACGAGTTCATCAGAGAATATAGCCGAGACAAAACAGTCCAAAACTGGGGCAAAAAAATTGCCGCCAGGATTGAACAAGACCGTACATTAAAATCTAATTTTAAAGATATAAAAGAACCAGAACAAATTGCTAAGTTTGTTGCTGATTTTGTTATTGAGCCACTTGAACGAGCAGACCCTACTAAAAACAAACAATATGTACAAAACTTAATTAAGTTTTATATTGCTGGCGAACAGTTAGAAGATTTAACGAGTACTGCTGTAGAATACTTGACTAAGTTCCATAAACTTAAAGCAAAGAAGATGATACCGTCGCCACGTAATGATATCAATCGTTATGCGGACTTTGCTGATTTTGCAAGTGTTGTTGATGAGTATCCTGATCTTGAAGAAAAAGAAAGCATGCCCAAGGGTGAGGCTAAAGAAGTCTACAAAGATGCTAATGTACGTATTATATCACCCGAGGACAAAGAAGCGGCTTGTTACTACGGGCAAGGAACACGTTGGTGTACAGCGGCCACTAAAGGCCAAAACCTGTTTGACTATTATAATAAAGAAGGCCCTATGTACATACTGATACCTACCAAACCACAATACAACGGAGAGAAATATCAGATACATACAGCATCTAGACAGTTTATGAACCAAACGGATGAGCGAGCGAACCCTCACAAAATAATAGATCGTTTTGGAGAGAACTTCAAAGCCTGGTTGTTCAACACAGTTCCTGATTTTGAAAAGTTTTTTCAAGAAGTAGAATTTTTCCCTGACGATGCCAAATTGGAATCTGCTTGGCAAGACATAGGAAAAATAGTTAATGCCCTGCTTTCTTCTAACTCAATCGCAAACGATCAGGCAAGTAGTATACGTGAAGTTGCTGAAATGTCAGCAGATGAGATCAGAGGTCTAGCGTTTCAATATCAGGATTATGATGGGTCAGAAGAAGTGCCTATGCTTACTGATTTAGCAACTGTTTATTCCTGGGCCGTTGACCGCAAGTTCACTGGCGCCTATCTCAAGGGCAACGAGGAAGAACTGCTGTACGACATACAGGCAATAAAAGTTCGTTATAAAGACGGTAATTTCACAGTAAGATAAAGGTTGACAAATGCGATACTACGAGTTCATCAGAGAATACAGCCGAGACAAGACAGTCGAAAACTGGGGTAAAAAGATGTGGGATCGCATCAGTAAGGATAGAGAGGCACCACAAGACGTTACTGACCCAGAACAACAAAAGGAATTAATCGCATCCTATATAGAAACTCTAGAACGTGCGGATCCTACTAAGAACAAACAGTACGTGCAGAACCTTATTAAGTTCTACATTAACGGAGAGAGACTCGAAGACCTGAAGAGCACCGCAGTAGACTACCTCATCAAGTTCCATAAGCTCAAAGCAAAGAAACAGATTCCGTCACCACGCAACGACATAAACCGTTATGCGAGTTTTGGTGACTTCGCCAGCGTTATAGATGAGTATCCGGATCCTGAAAAGGCAGAGAAGTCTAAAGGTGAGGCTATAGAAGTATACAAAGATGCCAATGTACGTATTATAAAACCCAAAAACGAAGAGGCAGCCTGTTATTATGGACAGGGCACTCGTTGGTGTACTGCGGCTGACAATAACAATATGTTTAATGAGTATAATAAAGACGGCCCTATGTATATATTGTTACCTACCAAGCCACACCATGACGGAGAGAAATATCAGATACATCCAGAATCCGGCCAGTACATGGATGAGAGTGATTCAAACGTGTTTATTAAAGATCTAATGTACCGTTTTGGTCCAGGATTTGAGGCCTGGTTGTTTAAGGCGGATCCTAGTCTTCGATTACAAATAGAATTTTATCCTGACGATGCCAAACTGGAATCTGCTTGGCAAGACATAGCAGAGATGGTTCAGGACAAGATTTTCGATACAATGTCCGAATGGGAAGTCAGTGATGACTATTATTACTCATGGTTAAAAGATAACGACTATGTAGATGAAGAAGGTGACATTAAAGATAATGCTCCGCCATATGACGAATACAGCGAAGAAGCGGGTGAATGGCAACATAATATGTTAGAAGTTGGTCGGATGTCAGCCAGTGAGATCAGAGGACTTGCTAGTTTATATTTGGATATGGGTCATACACAGTATCCTAGGCAAATCAATGAGTTAGATGAGGTGTATGGTTATGCCATTCAAGATGCCGCTGAGAATAGTCGCGGCATAAGAGAGACAATGGGCCTAGACACATGGCTGTACAGAAATGTAAGGGTTGATTACAAAAACGGTGAGATCAACGTAGTCCGTGTAGACAATAAAGGTAATCGAATAAAGTAATAAAAGTTGACAAAACTCTTAAAAACATATACAATAGGCTTCTAATCAACTAAAAAGAGGCATTATATGTTTGAAAACATCGATATACGCAAAGTAGCAAATGGTTATATTGTTGCAGTTACTACCGAAGATGGTGAAACACACGAATACGTTTATGACACGCCTCGTAAAGTTATGAGTTGTGTAAAACGATTTGTCAATCCTAAAGTTTCAGGTGACGATTAATACACCGCTAAATAGAGTTATTCGAATACCAATGGAGGTGTATGTCAAAGACAGTATTGATTACTGGCGGTGCCGGCTTTATCGCACACCATGTAATAGATAAAATCCTACGAGAAACTGATTGGAAAATTGTTAGTCTTGACAGACTAGATATTTCAGGCAACCTAAACAGACTACACGACATGCTTCAGGACCACGATCCCAAGGCAGTCGCTAGTCGCATGAGAATCATTTTCCATGACCTAAAAGCAGAAGTCAACAGCCAAATTGTACAGGACATTGGCCCAGTTGACATCGTGCTACATCTTGCCGCGGGCAGTCATGTAGATCGCAGTATCACATATCCAATGGAGTTTGTACAGGACAACGTTGTTGGTACTGTGAACATGCTGGACTATGCAAGAAAACACTTGCCCAACCTTGAGCGTTTTGTTTACTTCAGTACTGACGAAATATATGGCATAGCACCACCCGGTGTTGCCTATAAAGAGTATGACAGGTATAACAGTACCAATCCATACAGCGCATCAAAAGCGGCCGCTGAAGAGTTTTGTGTAGCATACGAAAATACTTACAAGATGCCTATAGTAGTTACGCACACCATGAACGTGTTTGGTGAGCGACAGCATCCTGAAAAGTTTATTCCAATGACCATACAGAACGTGCGTGATGGTAATAAAGTTATTATTCACGCAGATCCAACACGCACAGTTGCTGGATCGAGAATGTACATACACGCCAAGGATGTTGCTGAAGGGTTGATGTTTATTCTTAACTTGAAAGACTATGTACACACAGGTGACTACGGACACGCACATTGTCCTAAATTTAATTTAGTGGGCACAGAAGAAGTTGATAACCTACAGTTGGCACAATGGATTGCTGACGCAGTAGGCAAACCGCTCAACTACGAAATGACAGACTTTCACACTAGCCGACCAGGACACGATATGCGTTATGCACTAGACGGTAGTCTACTGGCAAGCCTAGGTTGGGAACCAAAGATTAAACTAAGCGAACGTATTAAAGAAATGGTCCAGTGGACACTAGAAAACAACAGGTGGTTGCGTAATAATGGTTAAGCATTGTTTTGTAGTAACAAGCGCAGTAAATTCAAAGTTTGGTGTGTATAGCCCAGCGGCTAGACTACAGCAGACACTAGCAACACTCAGCACAATTAAAAGCTGGGCACCAGACTCAAAGATCATAGTAATGGAGTGTACCGGAACACCACTAACAGATGCCCAGAGTGAACTGTTAGAAGAACGTTCAGACTTGCTAATTGATTACAGCACGGACGCCGATGTCCAGGCGATTTATAGCAGTACTGATAACTGGGATATTGTAAAAAACAGTACTGAGATAATGTGCTTCGGTAAAACACTTCGCCTATGTTTAGATGACGGCGACTTTGACGGATGTGATAGAGTTCACAAGATGTCGGGTCGTTATCTTCTAAATGATAAGTTCAACTTACAAGTATATGAGAACAATCCAGATCGTATTATTATTGGACGCAAGTACAGGAGTCAGTTTCCGTTTGAAGTGACAGGCATTGAACTACAGTACATGGCTAGACTTTGGTCGTGGCCTGCAAATCAAACAGAACGTATTATTAAAGTATATGAAGACAGTTTAAACTATATGGCAGAACGTGTTGCTAACAATGGTTATGCAGATATTGAACACGTACTATACAAGTTTTTACCTGGAGATTTAGTAACAGAAATAGATGAGGTAGGTGTTGAAGGCAGTATTGCTCCAACTGGACAAGAAATCAAAAACTAATGGAAAACTGTGAAGCACTACACGAATGTTTAGCCTGTGGTAATGACGATCTAGAACTAACGTTAAATCTTGGGGATCAACCTTTAGCAAATAACTTTTTGTCCGAACCGGGACAAAATAAATTTTATCCACTAGCAGTAAACAGATGTACTCGTTGTTATCACCTACAGTTAACACACGTTGTTGACCCAGCAATAATTTACAAAAACTATGCGTATGTAAGTGGTACTAGTCAAACCTATGTTGACTATATGCGTTGGTTCGCTGATTGGACAGAAGAATACAGAGGCAGAAGTCGAGGCCGTGTATTAGATATTGGATGTAACGATGGTACACAGTTACACTTCTTTGGTCTTAAAGGATTTATGACCACTGGAGTTGACCCTGCTGAAAACTTACAGAATATTAATCGTCGTAAGTTTGATGAACGCATACTGGGTTTTTGGGATGAAGAAACTGTAGCCAAAATTGGCAATAAAAAGTTTGATATAGTGGTTGCACAAAATGCCTTTGCACACAATCCCAACCCGCTAAAGTATCTACAGTTGCTAAAGCCACTAATGCAAGATGACGGCTTGTTCTTTATACAAACAAGCCAAAGTGAAATGGTACAGAACGGAGAGTTTGATACCATCTATCACGAACACGTAAACTTCTACAATGTAGAGTCTATGGAGCAGTTGTGTTTACGTGCTGGTTGGTTCTTATATGATGTTGTTAAAACACCAATACACGGTAAGAGTTATGTATTTGTGTTAAGCCCTACCAAGTTTGCACCACGGC